GATGGGCGCCCTATTCCCCCTAAGTTATTTGAGGGATACTGATAAAAGAAATGGTGGTGATGGTCCTTGCCAAAGGCAAAAGATGCGAGAGCGGACAAAGCCTTTGAAATGTATAAGCAAGGGCTTAAGCTAATAGATATTGCAAATCAGCTAGGAGTAGCAGAGGGAACGGTACGAAGTTGGAAAAACCGGTACAAATGGAATGGCGAAACGAATGCAACGTTGCAAAAAAATAAACGCAACGTTGCGAAAGAAAATAAACAAACAAAGAAAGTAAAAAAAGAGTCTGTTGCAGATGAAGTAGAAGCGGTGATACAAAACGCTGATTTGACTGATAAGCAACAGCTTTTTTGCATTTATTATATTCGTTGCTTTAATGCCACCAAGGCATATCAGAAAGCGTATGATGTTGATTATGCGACTGCCGTGGTAAATGGTCCTAGACTGCTCGGAAATGCTAGGATAAAAGATGAAATTTTCAGGTTGAAACAAGAACGTCTCAACAGGGAGTTCCTGAGTGAGTCAGACATCTTCCAGAAGTATATGGACATTGCTTTTGCCGATGTGACTGATTTTGTGGAGTTTGGAAATGAGGATGTAGATGTGATCCTGGACACTGGAGAACGAAAGACTATCACAGTAAGCCATGTCAATATCAAGAATGATGCGGATGTGGACGGAACGATTATTTCAGAAGTGTCCAAAGGCAAGGACGGCGTAAAGGTAAAACTTGCTGACCGGATGAAAGCTTTGCAGTGGCTTTCGGATCACATGGATCTTGCCACTGAGAAGCAGAAAGCAGAGATTGCATTACTGAAAGCCAAAGTTCAGACAGATGACGGCGATGAGGTTGCAGATGATGGATTCCTTGAAGCTTTGAATGGTACTGCCGCGGAGGACTGGGGTGATGAAGAGAATCAGTAAGATTAAGCGGGTTTTCAAGTTCAAGCCATTTTCCAAGAAGCAGCGCAAGGTATTGAACTGGTGGTGTGAAGATTCTCCGGTTAAAGATAAGGATGGTATTATCGCAGATGGTGCTATTCGATCTGGCAAGACGGTGAGTATGTCGCTATCGTTTGTTATGTGGGCGATGAGCACATTTGACGGCGAAAATTTTGGTATGTGCGGCAAGACAATCGGTTCTTTCCGCAGAAATGTATTATTTTGGCTTAAGCTGATGCTACGAAGTCGCGGTTATACGGTTGCAGATCACAGGGCTGACAATTTGGTAATCATCACAAAAGGAGATGTGACCAATTATTTCTATATATTTGGCGGCAAAGACGAACGATCACAGGATCTCATTCAGGGTATTACCTTGGCTGGGGTCTTTTTTGATGAAGTTGCGTTGATGCCGGAAAGCTTCGTGAACCAGGCAACCGGACGATGTTCTGTTGATGGTTCGAAGTATTGGTTCAACTGCAACCCGGATGGACCGTATCATTGGTTCAATACCGGATGGATTGATAAGAGAGAAGAAAAGCATCTGTTGTATCTGCATTTCACGATGGATGATAACTTGAGTCTGTCGGAGAAAATCAAGGAACGATACCGTGGCATGTACACAGGTGTGTTCTACCGCCGGTACATCCTTGGACTATGGGCGATGGCAGAGGGCATTATTTACGATATGTTCGACACTGCCAAGCATGTGATTTCCAGCACGGCTGATCTGGTCAATACGAATTACTATGTATCCTGTGATTATGGTACGCAAAATGCCACGGTATTCCTGCTGTGGTGCAAAGAACTATCTGGACGGTGGGTGTGCTCCCGCGAGTATTATTATTCCGGCCGAGATGAGGAAAGGCAGAAAACGGATAGTGAGTATGCGGATGATCTGGAGCGGTGGCTTGGTGGTATAAAGCCGGTGAAGATCATTATAGATCCATCGGCAGCGTCCTTCATTGCGGAGCTGAAAAAGCGAGGCTATGCGATCAAGAAAGCAAAAAATGATGTGTTGGATGGAATCCGGTTTGTGGCATCGTTGCTGAATCAGGGGAAAATCTCCATCAGTGACCAGTGTCCGAATACGATCAAAGAGTTTGGGTCGTATATCTGGGATCAGAAAGCATCTGAGCGTGGCGAGGATAAACCGGTAAAGCTGCACGATCATGCGATGGATGCTCTTCGGTATTTCTGTTATACGATTATTCGCAAGCCGGGCGGTATCAGCATTTTGAAATAGAGGTGATAGACATGGAACTTGAGATTATGAAAAAACTCATAAGAAAATATGAACCGGGACATACAAAGTTTTCCTTTAATGCTATGCAGGCAGAGCGGTATTACCGGAATGAAACGGATATTTTAATTAATAAAATTAGTGATGAGAGAAAAGAGGATGCAGATAATCCGTTGCGTAATGCGGATAACCGGATTCCGAGGAACTTCCACGGACTTATTGTCAATCAAAAGGCTGCATATATGTTTACAGCACCGCCACTTTTTGATATTGGGAATGAGCATGGAAGTGAAGTCGTGACAGAAGTACTCGGTGATGAATACCGGAAAAACTGCATGGAGCTGTGCGTAAATGCTTCCAATGCATCGGTGGGATGGATTCATTACTGGGAGGATGAAGATGAGACATTCCAGTGGGCGGTAGTCGACAGCAAGCAGATTATTCCGATTGAATCACACGATTTGAAAAAGAAACTGCTCGGTGTTCTTCGTGTGTATGATGAAATCGACGAGGAAACAGGAGATACCTATACAATTTATGAATACTGGGATAAGGAAAGTTGTTGGACGTTCCGGCGGAAGTGTGGCGACACTTTAGAAGATGGGCTGTTCTACTACAACACTTTCATGGTGCCGGATACCGGAGATTTTGTCGCAGAATATCGGCATGAATTCGGAGAGGTGCCTTTTATTCCATTCCCGAACAACAACACGAATACGAATGATCTGAAAAACATTAAGCCGCTGATAGACGTATACGACAAGGTCTACAGCGGTTTTATTAATGATTTGGATGATATACAGGAATTGATATTTGTACTGTCTGGGTATGGCGGAACTGATCTCGACACGTTTTTATCAGACTTGAAAAAATACAAAACTATCAAGGTTGATGGAGATGATGGAAGTAATCCGGGAGTGAGCACGCTCAACATTGAAATACCGATTGAAGCACGTAACAGCGTGTTGGAAGCCACCAGAAAGGCTATTTTTGAACAAGGGCAGGGATTTGATCCACAGCCGGAGAATTTTGGGAATCAGAGTGGAGAAGCTCTTAAATTCATGTATTCATTGCTGGAGATGAAAGCTGGGTTGACGGAAACTGAGTTTCAGCTTGGGTTTGCACGTCTGGTAAGAGCGATATGCCGACATGAAGGGATTGATTGTAAGAAAATCATTCAGACATGGTCCCGCACTTGTGTAAAGAATGACGCGGAACAGGCACAGATTTGCAAGGATTCGGTCGGAATTG